GGCTGGCGGTATTCCAACTTCAACCATTCAAGAAGTATTTGCTCTAGGGTTAGAGATTGGTCTAGCCGTTGCCCTGCTAATGCAGTTTCCTGGTCTAGTAAAAAAAGTTTTGTAAAACACGGCGTGTCAGCTTGACAAATGATCGGAAATGGGGTCGCCCCCCCACATCTAGTAGCTCTTTTACGTTAAGAACCCTACATCTAGTTTTCTAGCTCTTTAAAGTGTTTACCAAATGTTTACCAAAATGTTACCAAAATACCCTTGACAAATGACTAATAGTATGCTTAGATAGAAGTATAGAAAGTAAATAGTGAAGTTATAGATGAGCCTGATAGGTGAGCCTCGTAAGAGCAAATAAACTAGAAGCGAATAAGCCATAACTTCACCTAACGAAAGGGCAACTAATGCTAAAGGTAACTTACATTCTGAACGGACAGACCGTTGTTTCGGCTGTGAGCGTTCGTGACCTCTCCAAGTTTGAAAAGGAGCACACCATTCTAATGGTGGAATCTTTTGGCTAAAAAGTCAGAGGGTAAGTGTAAACTAAAATAAATAAGAAAGGTAAACTAATGACCACAGACGAAAAACTAGCCCTATTGGAAACCTTTGTTCGTGAAGAAGGTGACGGTAATGCTATGGTGTATGCCCGTATGTATGGTATGCTTTCAGCCTATGTTCGCCACGAAGACCTAGACACTATGATTGACTACTATGAAAGAAAGTTGGCTAACTAATGAACCTAAAAGCCCTTGCTAATGAACTAACCATCCGAATGAACACCGTTGAGGCTATGGATGACGCTGGTTACACTATTGACCAGAATGACCTAGACCGTATTGCTGAACTAGGTTCAGTTATTGCTACTCTTGCCCCTGAGTTGCTAGACCCTCGTTTCTAAGAAAGGTAAAACCTATGTGTAAGTGTGAAGACCGTCCTTGCTGTGGCTGTGACCAGGATGAGCGTAGCCCGTTTGACTATGACCCTTTGGAGTGGAACTACTAGCTGCGACACGCCCGAAGGCGTGGTCGCCCCCTGTGGATAACTTTGTGCATAACTTTTTAAGAAAGATCAAAAATTTCCCTAAATTACGGCGTGTCGTGTTGCAAAATGTCAGACCCCTGATGTATAATAATGGTAACAAAGAAAGGACAACTAATGTCAGCAAATGTCTATACAATCGAAGAAGCCCTAAAGGGAACTTACTACCGCTCAAACACTTTGCGTGGAACTATTGAATACGCAGAGAAGCGTGATGATGTTTGGTATGGCTCAGATGATGAGGCTTACCTTGTAACTATCCGCCCAGAGATTGGCTACGGATATAAATACCGAACAATCGCTGTTCGTATTCGATAGGAGAAATCATGTCAATGAAATGCAAAGAATGTAACCGCACGTTTGACCTATGGAATGAAGAAGAGGCTGGAGAATGGTTCTTCGGTCACGATTGTGAAGGATAACTAATGAAACTAAGAAAAGAAGCAGAATACTCAATGCAACTATTCATGTGTGACGCTTGCGACACTCTTGCAAGTGTTGAAACAACTCAAGGAATGACAATTATCGTGTCCCCTTGCAAATGTCAGAGCAACCCTGTATAATAATAACAACAAACAAACAAAGGATAGAAAATAATGATGACACGCAAAGACTATGTTCAGACCGCAAACATTCTAAATCAGTTCGTTGATGAGATTGACTTTTTGGTTCTTCAAGAAATCGCAGATGGTTTCGCAGAGATGTTTGAAAACGATAACCCAAACTTCAACTACCAGAAGTTTATTGACGCAGTATTCGCTGAACTAACGGAGGGGGATGAATAATGGAACTGGTTGTCATTCTTCTCATGGGCACTAATATCCTAGCAATGGCCCAAATCAACAAGCTTAGAAAAGAACTAGAAAAAAACAAGCCACCATTCTAAAATGGCTGATCCTGGGATGGCTCTGTACTTATCCACAGAGTTATCCACAGGGCCGCCCCTCCGTGATCCCTCTGTCAATTCGATTACGTAATTAAGATATTTCTCCAGTTTTCCCAAAATGTCTGAGGGCTGTGATAGGCTATAGCCATGAACGTAGAAGAATTTAACGAGTTTTTTGCTGGCATGACCGCTGAGGAGATTCAGCAGTGGTATGATGAAAACATGTTCAATAAGGACTGGGACTGGACCTAGAAGGGTCGCCCCCTAGCTTATCAAATCAATTAAGATAATGCTTGACATTTCCTGATTTATGATGTAAAATAATCTTATGAAGAAAAACAAGAAGCCATTGAGCAAGACTAATAACGCTATTCGTAAGGCACACTCAGCAGAGTTGTTTCGTGCTATGCTACTATCACCACACCTAGTCGTTACCCCTGAAAACCGCAAGGGCAGCCGTATGGCTAACAAGCGTAAGGCTATTGCCGAACACTCATAATGTCTGAGGGTAAGTCTATAATAATCTTATCAACAAAAAGAAAGGCAACACAATGGGAGCAATGCAAGCATTAGACCTAGCAACTAACCTTGATGTTACGCTAGAGCAGCAACTATCCATGCACTTGCGTGGTAATCACTATCCACCTATTCCACAGGCTATGATTCCAGTATGTATTGAGGCTATTGACGCTTATTGGGAAGATGACACTAATCGTCTAATCAAACTACCGTTCGATGGCGTAGACCGTAATGGTGAACCGTTTCAGATTCGTTGGCGTGACGGAAGTGACCATGCACCAGCATGGGCAGTAATCGAACATGCACACCTTGACGCTTGGCTAATCGATGACTATGAGGATGAAGACTAATGAACCTAGACAAGCTTACCCCTGCAATGTGGGAAACACTACGCAAGCTGGACTATAACCAGTTGTTGAGATTTGCTCAGATGTTTGAGCCAGTGGAGGAGGATGACTAATGGATGAATACGTAGTTGAACTAGTAGAGATGTTTCAAAAGGGAGAGATTTCTGCTATGGAGTTAATGAATGATTTGGACATGTCTGGATTTGATGGGGACCTTATAGAGTATCTATAGGGATCCCCCCAGGGGGCCGCCCCCCAGCTAGCTTTTAAAATATCTTTAAGACACGCTATAGATTTGCCCTAAAATGTCAGACCCTAATGATAAAGTAGATACATAAAGAAAGGTAGACCCCAATGGCACTAACAAGAAGCAAGGACAGAAAAGTTGCTAACGCTGTATCACCTAATGGTAAAACCCCTACTATCGCTAATACTTTTGGCTTACCTGCTGGTAAAAGTTATTCCTGCCCTGGTGCGACGACTGTATGTGAGGGTGTATGCTATGCTGGCAAACTCGAAAAAGTCTACAAGGGAGTAAAGAATGTGTTGCTCAATAATTGGGAGCAACTAAAAGACGCTGATTATCTCACCATGTATAACCTACTTGATGAAATGATAGTTAGTTTCAATGCAGACTGTGAAAAGCGTAATGCAGAAAAACTATTCCGTATTCACTGGGATGGTGACTTTTTTAATGAGACTTATGTATTAGCATGGAAGGATGTAATCCTAAAGCATGCTGATGTGCAATTTTGGGCTTATACCCGTTCAGAATTCGCTGTTGAACCGTTAACTGGTATTGCTAACCTATCACTTTATTTTAGCACTGATAGTGCAAACCGTTCACTAGGCATTCGTCTCAAGAAGAAGCATGATGTAAAGTTAGCATACCTTGCAACCAATTTTGCAGAAGGCAAGGCAGACTTCAAAGAAATTCAAGATAAGCCTGCAGCCATGTGCCCTGAAAACCGTAAGCAAATTAAACTTATTAGCGAAAAGGGTAGTGCATGTGTTTCGTGTTCACTCTGTGTATTTAATAAGGCAGACATTCTGTTCAGTGCCACCAAAAAGTAAGGATAAACAATGATACCAACATACAAGATCAAAGGTGAAGAGCACGATTTTTATCAGTGCAGGGAATGCGGTAAGGTGTGGAAAAGCTACTATAAAAAGATTGGCCACAAGAAGTGCCCTAAGTAGGAGGGTCGCCCCCATCCAGCTAGCTTTGTCAAGTTACGATAGCGTTATGAAGCTGTGACATTTTTCACCTATTTGGACTTGACAATGTCGGAGGGGTATGCCATAATAGATGTAGTTGGAAATCAACAGACAAAAAAGTAAATAGTTGTTATCAAAAAGTTATCAAATAGACTTGACAAATGTCTGTGGTATCCACTATAATAAATAGGTAAGCAAATAACGGAGAAAAAACTCCCCAAACAAAATCCTAGTGAAAGACTAGGTGAAGGAAGCAAAATGGCAAACGCAACTCTAACTGTTGGCTCGCAGTTCACTACCGCTAAGAGCGGTGTAGTAGGCACTATTCAGGAAATCGTAGAGAACAAGTCTGGTTCTATGCGTGTCCGTCTTGATGTAAATGGTCAGCCACGCTGGACTACTGTCAAGTAAGGTAAGCCCCTAGGCTTCTTGCTGGGTATCAAGTAAAACTGCCCACCTACTTGACTTCTTACCCCAAGTCTAGTAAAATAGTAATACAACCCAAACGAAAGAAGGAAGAAATAATGGCGAAATCGCTATCTGTCAAAATCCCAACCGCTTCGCTAATCGCAGAAGTTGAGGCACAAATCGCAAAGGTAGAGCAGGACATTGAGAACTACTCTGGACTTCGCAAGCAGTATGAACTTGATGTAAAGCAGTATGAGAAGGAAGTTATCGCTCACGCTATCAAGGCACTATCTGACCCAAGCAACATTGGAACTGAGAATGGCTCACTTGTTCGTGTAACAGGTAACTACCGCTACAACGGCGTGTCTGTTGAGTTTGATACTGAGGCACTAGGTTTCCCAAAGAAGCCAGAAGAGCCAGCACGACCAAATGAGAAGTGCTACTATGGTCGTGACTACACTACCAAGTTGGACTTGCTCAAGAAGAACCTAAAGGTTCTCAAGATGACTCAGCAGGAAGAAGTCAATGCTTCAACCTATAACTCCGTAATGGAACTGCTATAACCCTTTCCGTTCATCTCGGAAAAACACCTGAGTAAGTGTTCTAAACTGCTCACTCTAATAATCCCAACAAACAAAGGAAATCAAATGGCTCGTAAGAAGATTGTTATCGCAACCGAGAAGTGGAACACCAAGAATGGTGAAATCTACAAGGCAGTAGTTCGCACGGCAGATGGAAAGTTTATTGGTGCTACCAACCAGACCAAGAACATTCCTGTAAAGCAGAAGCGGAAGTCCCCGTCAAGTTTCTTCCTTGTTGGGAAGTAAATGGGAAGACCTGAGTATGTCGTAAAACTACTCACCACTCTACCGCAGATGTCAAAAAGATCTTTGGAAAAGATCGAACCAGGCTTGACATTTGCGGTTTTGGGGGGCCGCCCCCGTTTGTAACAAAATAATAAAACCTTTAAGAAAAGCTTACGAAACGCCTGGATTAACTTGACAATGTCTGTGGGTATTGGTATACTTGAGACATAAAGAAAGGCTAACTAATGATTGAGTTTGACAACACTAAGAATCCATACCTCATGTTCTTCGCAGACGAAGGCTCTTGGGGTGACGCAAGCAACATTGTGATTGTAGACGCAGGTGAGATTGACGGTCACTTCACTGAGGTTCTTGATTCTATTAGTGACCACAAGCGACCAGACTTTATGCGTTGGTATGTTGAGAACCAGACTCACGACCAGAATGTTGGAGAGTATGAGAACTGCGTTATCTGTGAGCGTTGGGAGTTTGGAACGGAAGATGAGATTCAGGAAGCATTAGCAGACGAAGGGTAAAATGTCTGACCCCCTTGCTATAATAGACAAACAAACGAAAGAAGGAAAAGAATGGGAACTAGAGGACTAACTAAGGTTATTGACGCAGATGGCGTACTCAAGGTTGCACAGTATGGTCAATGGGACCACTACCCTAGCGGACAGGGTCTAAATGTATTGTCAATCATTTCTAAGTATGGAATGCTTGGCCGTATCAAAGATAATCTTAGCAAGTGTGTTGCTGGTACTGTAGAGCAGATTGAGCGTATGGCCTATGAGGCAATGAACACCAATGCTGAACTAATCACATTGGAGCAGGGTAACATGCTTGAACGTATGTATCCACAGCTGTCACGTAACACTTGCAGCGACATTCTTAACGTGATTGCTTATTCTATGGGTAATGAGATTGTTCTTCACTTGGATACCGATTTTGAAAACGATGAACTATTCTGTGAAGGTGTGTTTACCGTAAACTTCCAGACTAATGAGTTTATTAGTAACTGTGGCGTAGAGGTGCGTTTCCCTCTTGACAAACTACCTACCGAAGAGGTATACTTAAATGCGTTCAGACAGGAAGCGGTGGCATAATGGAAAAGCAACACTACACAATCCTAACTGGTGAGTCATACAGCGTTATGGCCACAAGCGAAGATGAAGCAATGGCAAAGTTCTTTGTTCTTCAGGGGTATGAAGATGAAGAGGACTACAAGGATTCAGGTTTTGATTTCTCTAACCCTGATGATGTATCATACAATGAAACACTAACGGAGATAATCTAATGAGCAAGTATGAAACTGTAACTGTTAAGCTAGTTGGAAACGACGGTAATGCATTCTCTATCATGGGAGCTGTATCTAAGGCCCTTCGAAAAGCTGGAGCCTCACAGGATGAGATTAGTGACTATATGATTGAATCTATGAGTGGAGACTATGATAATCTTCTACGTACCGCAATGAAGTGGGTTAACGTAGAGTAAAAGGTACTGCAGGCTTTTATCCTTTCTTTCGTGCCTGCATGCTAAGGGACCTGAGCACGTCCATGTAAACTGCTCATTCTCCATACCTGGACTTTTTGGGATCGCCCCCTGTGGATAACTCTGATCCAGCTGTGGATAACTTTTACGATAACCTTACGACACGCCCAAAAATTTTCCTAAAATAACTTGACATTGTCAGTGGTCTATGCCATAATAGTCTTATAAGAAATCCCTACAAAAGAAAGGAGCCACTCATGGCTCACCTACTAGAATCAGACGCAAACGGAAACACCGCTTTCGCTTCATTGCGAGAGCCAGCATGGCATGGTCTTGGCACTGTGTTCAATGAAGAAGTAACTACTAGCGAGATGTTGTCTCTTGCTCACCTTGACAACTGGAATGTTCGTCTTGAGGACGTTGCAGTTCCAGAAGGTTTCAACTCAGACAAGACTTACTCGTTCGTTACCCGTACTAACCCATTTGACAAGACCCAGAACGATGTTCTTGGCGTTGTTGGTGAGCGTTATAAGGTGTTGCAGAATGAAGACCTATTTAGTTTTGGTGACAACATTCTAGACGGTGGTGGACGTTGGGAAACTGCAGGTTCTATCAAGGGTGGACGTGTTGTATTTGGTTCGCTTGCTCTTGAGCGTGAGACTGTTCTAGACCCTAATGGCGTTGCAGACAAGGTAAACACCTATCTGCTAATCAACACCTCTCACGATGGTTCGATTGCGATTCAGGCAAGTATCACACCTGTTCGTGTTGTATGTGCAAACACTCTAAACCTTGCTCTTGGTTCACGTGGACGTGGCCCTAAGCAGTCGTTCAAGATTCGTCACACTCAGACCGCAGAAGGCAAGATTGCCGTTGCACGTGAGACTCTTGGTCTTGCGAACAAGTACATGGACGAGTTCGACAAGATGGCACACGCAATGATTCAGACTGAAATCACTGATAAGCAGTTCAATGACATCATTCTTGCCGCTTATCCTAAGCCAGAGACTGACGCTAAGGGTTCTGTCAAGAAGTGGGAAAACAAGGTAGATGTAATCAACGACATTTACACTGGTCAGTACAATGGCATGATTGCTGGCAACGCTTGGGGTGCTTTCAATGCACTAACTGAGCGTCTAGACTGGTATCGTTCTGCACGTGGTGGCAACAACGAATCTATCTTGGCAAGTGCTAGTGGCTTTGACCCAATGATGAACGCTGAGAAGAACCGCTTGCTCAAGGTGGTTCAGGGCGTATTGCAGACCGCATAACAAAACGTGCTAGGCAACACGTAAAACTGCCTCCCCTAGGGGCTTGACAAAAGCTCCGATCTGGGGCGACCATAGTTTATTAGTATTGTCAATCACAAAAAAACAATTACGATAGATAAATATTTTTCCCAAATTACGATAGAAGCTTGACTTTGTCAGAGGTTTGATGTAAAATTGAGGCATAGGAAAGTAGAAAGGAAAACCCCATGCATGTATTACAGCACATTGCAGTAGTAGCAGAAAGTCCAGAAGAGGCTTTTGGAAGTGTAAAAATGACATTTGAAGAAATGTATTCAGAAAGTGAGGGTCTTGGTGGTTGGTCTGACTGGCATGTTGTTGGTGGTGGTCGTTGGAACTCTGTTGATTCTAACCAGTATCAAGATTCTTGGAACGATGTGGTTGCACTTTCTAATGCTCCTGACAAGTTTCACTCTATTGTGCAAAATGCTATTGAGGCTCGTAGCGAAGAAATGGGGCGTATCAAAGAACGAATCGAAGTAGATAAGTTTATTAGTCTTATTGATTCTTTTATTGAACGCAAGGGTAATGTACCTGACAATGAGAGATTTGACATGGTTCCATACTATGTAAATGCCGCTGCAAAAATGCTAAATGGTACTTGGAATCAGGATTCTTATTTCTATGACCTAGAAAACTGGGCTACCACTCCAAAATACATGCTTGAGAGTATTGACAATGGTCGCAAAGACTGGTATCTTGTTCCTGTAGACTTCCACTACTAAGAAAGATAGGATAAATAAATGGCTAGACACACAATCAAGACAACTGTAACCTATTGGTATGAAAGTGATGACGACGAATTTGCCAATGAAAAAGAGGCAGAGGAGTTTGGCTGGAACTTTGATAATATGATTTATGATGGTGTTTATTCTATTGATGTAGAAGAATTTGAGAATGAACATGACGAAGAACTTGACAACTAACACGTTTCGTGTTATCCTATATAGACTAGAGAAAGAGTAACCCCATATGTCTAAATTCTATACTTACCAGTCTTGGTTTGATACCTTCAAGCCAATCAAGAATAACATCACTAATGGTGCTGACTATCATTTCGAAACCTATGGTGATGAGTATGAGTTTGTAAAAGCACAAGACCCTAACACTATCTGGACTGAGGTTGATGGTGACAGCGGTACTTATATTATTTCTGGTTGGCACTATGTAAATCGTATTCACTACTACATCACTGAAGAGAAGTGGGATGACGAGTATACTGAAGTTCCTACTTGGTGCTACCGTCGCTGTGACTGTACTGAAGAAGAAGGCTTTGAAGATGGTAATCCAGACTGCACTGAATGCGAGTTTGGTGACATTGACATCCCTATTGATACAGTAGAAGACCTCAAGCAGATTTATGGAGAAGACAATGCAGACATCATTGCGTAATGTATTTGGCTTTGATAAAGAAAACTTTGAGTCATACCTAGATGAGTCTGGCCTAACTGTAATACCTGATGAAGATTGGGAAGAGGTGGCAGATGAGATCGAAGGAAGACTTGACAACTTCATGGAAGAACTGCTACCATTGATTGCACAGGATTATCTTGAAAGGAACCACATTGAGTAAGTTTACTTATGAAGAGACCAAGGCCTATGACCTTAACATCTTTTATGCAGAGCACTACGATGAAGAGTTGGGTACCTATTGGGACGAACATCTAACGATGCAAGTTTATCTTTATATTAATGACCATCTTGGTTCACGTACCTACGAAGGTGACATCAGAGAGTTAACGCTAGCAGAGACCAGGGCCATTGCTCCTGACTTCCCTGAAGATGAGTATGGTACTGATTTTTGGACAGGTGTAGATGCATTCCTAGAAGAGTGTAAGGCATGTCCAGAGTCAATCACTAACTGGCTTAATAGACTAGTTGACGTACGTGATATGAATCCAATTGGGCCACCCATGGTTTGGTATTCGCAGGCTTCCTAGTTGAGCTTAGCTCCTAGGATGTACAGTCGTTAAGGGGTTGATGACTGTACCACCAGGGAGGGGGCAGGTAGAAATTTCCTACTTTCACTACTTGCCCTCTCCCCTTATTTTTGATATAATGGCTATGAGGTAACTGAATAATGACACACAGAGGTATGACAGACGAGGAGAAAGTTGCTGTAAAGATTTCTAATATGATTTGTGATTTGAGATTAGATATAGAACGAGTTGGTATCTACTTAGCACGAATGAGACCTAGCACAACATTCCATAGATTAGAAGTCTTGACAGAGGCTGCTCAAGAAGAAAAGGAAAATAATGAGTTCAGAACAAACTACAACATTCGATAATAAGACTAATATTCTTTCAGAGATTTGGCTAATGTATCAAGATGACCCAGACTTTGAGGACTTCTTTGAATACAACGACCTTGGCTTGCCACTTGCCTATCTTATTAGCACAGGCGTAGTAGAGGCTAAGACAGAGCGTGCCAAGGCATTCGTCAATGAGACATTTGATCTTTTGCTTGCCGCAGTTGGCGTAGAAGACACAGGCTTTGAAACACTTGACAAGATACTAGGAAACGAGTAGAATAGTAGTATGATAGACAACCCCAAACTAGAAGAACTAGGTATCCTAAGAGATATCCTAGATAAACTAAGCAAACTAAACGAGACTCTCTTCCCTAGCCTTGTATGGCTATGGGTGTGGGATATCATTGACCAATTCTATCAGGATGAAGAGTTATTTATCCGTACACAGGATATTGTATGGGAGACCCTTCTTAAGGATACCCCTTCCTTCAGCCTTGAATATGGAACTGAACACTTGTACGACTGGGTTCGTGACTGGATGTTCACTAATAATCTAATGATTGACATCAGCCTAATGGATGACGAAGAGATTGAAAAGTGGACGGCAGACAAGGAGCACGGTACATATGTTCAAGGCAGATAAACACCTAAGAGAATATACAATAGAAGAACTAGAACAAACCATCTGTGAGTTCTGTAATAACCCAGAGATGACAATGGATACTAGTATGTGTCCAAACTGTAGCAAAGATAACGAAATCATTTGTATTGAATGTTGTGGTTGCTATGATGAAGAAAATGATGTAGACTGGTTAATGTCAAATAGTTAGGAAAAGTATGGAAACCTTTTTGAAAGAACGTATTGCTGAACTACAGGAATCAATGGCAGATTTGGATATCAACGATAGTATGGTTGATTATCTTGAGGGAGCCATTGATGCATATGAGATAGTATTGGCTAAGATAAATGGATAAGGTATACTACTGGTCAGATATGGCAGAGCTGGATCACAATACACAGGTAGAGGAATTTGGATTTTGTACCTGCGAAGATGGACCTGCAGTTTATTCTAATTGTCCTATTTGATAGGGGGGCGACCCCTGTTACCAAATTGTTATATCCTGGTACTTGACCAAATTGGATTACGATGGTATAATCTTTTTCCCCAAATTTGATTACGATGATATCAAATTTTTCCCCATTTGTCAAATGTCGTAGCAAGGTGCTATAATAGATACATGCCTCGTAATCATTTTTTTCAAGTACATTACCCTAAAGCAGCTGCTCAGCAACAAGCTGATAGAGATGAGCTGTCGTTATTTATTTGGCATGCCTTTACTAAGTATACTGGGCTACAGAAGATCTTCTCATTTACCGTGCTACCCCTCCCCGAAGGGGACCAGGCCTTTGGCCAGGGTATTACGAAGACAACATCTAATACCCAAATCCCCTAGTACTATATATAAAACACCTATAGTAAATAACACATCTGTTTCTTGAAGTTTGTCCAAATTGGGATATCCTTATATCAAATTATTTAATTTATATATAAGGTTATAGCTGATTTGGACATATTTTTTTTATCCACTATTTGCCCTATACCACACTATAATCAATTTGTCAAATATAACAATTTGATAACTATGATATATATCACGATTTGGTAACAATTTGGATATGGCTGATTTGACAATTTGGGTAATTTGTGGTAAGATTACGATGGCCCTACGATTTGGGGCGTTCTATTCTCCATATCTCTCCACTTCACTCCACTATAACCCTATATGAAAAATAAAACAGTAACATCTATCTGTGGATAAACCTGTGGATAACTATCAAATTTGGATATAAATCTGTGTATAACCCTGTGGATAACTTTATCAAATTTGGACATCAAAAGGTATTACGATAGGCTAAATCGAACGCCCTATCTCTTGTATTCAACGAATAATCCTGAGTCCTTGATAACCTTATTTATGAGTCTTACGATCTGTTTCTTGGATATCTTATCTGCATTGAAGGTTTCAGTGTATCCACCTTGAGGCATCTCTTGTTTATTTAAATAGGGTTGTTTATGTTTTACTCTTAGTGTTTTTAGTACTAGAGATTCTACAGCTCTTGCCTTATACCGTTCGAAAAAGTGCCAATAGGCTACTACATCCCAACCCTTAGCTCTGTGAGCTTTATAACGGCTATTGGCTATATCAGCGATACCTATCTTGATCGCATGTAAGTCTTTATTGTATAGTACATAGAGTATTGTTTCTTCCATAGTATAATTATAGTATGTTCCTTGTCTTATACTATGGGTTTTTCTTTATATTGGGTATTATTTCTATATACCGCCAAATAAAAAAGCTGACCAAATAGGCCAGCTAATCTATTATCCTAGACTATCCCAATCAGGTTCTAGGATGATATACCATGGAAGTATCTTTAGGCTTAGTGCCTTATCATAGTGTGAGTATTCAATACCAATACCCCAGGAATCTCCTGTTCCCACTACAATAGCCAATGTGTTAAATAGGCTGATCTTATATGATCCAATCCAGGTCTTACTTACTTTGATGACACTCACAATTACACCTTATTCCGTTAGATATTATTACGATACAAATATTATGATGGCCTGTTATACACCATCCGAATTTACTGCCTTTACTCTCCGTTTGCGATGTCTCTAAAACGGGTTGGTGGATGGATTTCTTCGGTCTGCCCCTGGGCATCTTGCTCCTTCTCAGTATCCATTACTGAATGTTATTCTTTACACTCATTAGACCATTAGCCAACTCTGTGGCATAGGCACATTCCCCATGCTCACACTCATTGTCTGCCAGATAGTCTTCACATGGCTTCTTGTCTAGAATCTTGATCACTGTCTCAATGGCAGCACGAAATCCCTTATTATACTCTGCCTGTCCCAGTTGTTCAAAATCAGCTAACCGCATGTTTGCTAGATTATTTAGTTCCATTATCTTCCTTTGGTGTATCAAACACAGTACGAACGTACTTTATGTACCGCTGTGCAAATGTATAGGCTACCTTAGCTGATAGGTTTGTATTTACTTTTAGATCAGGACCAAGATTACGCTCTAGGTACTGTAGAATAATCTCTGCTTTATCCATTATCTTCTCCAATGATATGTACTGTTAGTTTACCACTATCTTGCATTTCCTGCAACCACTCAGCAGCAAATTGGTCCATTTCTTCACGTGCTGCTACCTCTTCAGGTGCATTGTAGTCATAAGCCATTTCTTTAGCATGCCAATCACGCACAGTCTCAAGTGCCTCATCTAGGCTATCAAAGTCTTGGCTACGACCCTGCTCACAAAATACATAGGAGTAGATTTCTACACCCTTAATTGGCAGTTCAGATGGATTATCAGAACGATCCCAGTAGTTACCATACTGTACGCTAATCCAGCCCTCAGAGGACTTGCAGTGCCCTTCGTAGGAGAAGTAGTGCTTATAGGCTTCATCAAGTAGACGACTAATCTCTTGTAGCTTTTCGATATTATCCAATTTCTTACTTTCTGTTATATGATGGCAATTACCTTCGTGGCAATTAGGACAATCTGGTTTCATATACCTATTATGTCACGGATGGGAGAATTTGTCAAGCCTTTGGCTTGGATTGCCTTCTTATTTACCGCCGAGCTTTACAGCGTAGATAGTTCTTTAACTAAACGAAGAATCTTACTTATATCTTTTTGGTCAGTGTGCACCAAAAAATCAACGCCACCATATTGATTGCTCATATCTATTAGTTGCTTTTTTACTTCGTCATAGGTTCCATTTATTGGGTGCTTTTGATCTCTAATAAGCTTATTGTTGTTTGCCCTTTCCAAAGAAGTTGGCTGCCATAGATATTCAACATTGCATGTACCATCGTCTTCAGTTATTAGTGGATCAATTACTATAATATGTTTTAAATTTTTTCTACCATGTTCTTTATTGTAATCAACTCTATGATTGTGGTAAATTGCATAGTCTACATATTTGTTTGCAAGCTCCAGAGTCACTGGTGAGTTAGCTATGGTATACATCTCTGGCCTTGATGAGCCAAACTGCTCATCAAATATTTTACAAAACAGCTCTGTCCATTTATCTGTAAACTCAATTCTTTTGTCCATAGTATTTATATCTTCAGGATTTCCAGCATAGTATTTTAAACTATATTCTTGTTCTTCTGGAGACAATGCCCCTGCTACAATGTTAAAAGTAACCCTACCCTGATGAACTTCATTAGCTGTTCTAAATACCCTTGAGGCATACTCTGGACTAAATGTATATGGTCTTATTGCCATCATAAACTTTAGACTTTTAGTATTATGAATTAGATCTGGGAGCCAGGCAAAGTAGTCTGGGCTAGTTGATCCATAAGGCAATAGTACTGAGTATACTCCAGCATCATCAAGTGTTTTTGCCATTTCTAAAAGACCCTGCGTATTGTTGAGCCAATTGAATCTTTGCATCCAGCTAATTTTCATAAATATACTTTCTATTAGTATTAGTTATTATATCAGATATGACTAATCATTGATAAACTCATCAAATGCATACATGATTTCTTCAACGTATTTTTCATAATCTATATCAATAAGTAAATGACCATCTGGAAGCCTATGAACTTTCAGCTCTTTTCCTATTTCAAACAAGATGTCATTGATTTTATCGTATAGGTCCATATAATAATTATACATTATTTTGGGTTTTATGAGATAATAGTTCTGTAAAAATACATAATCATAGGTAAATTTATGGAGAAAAACAGTATGAATAACAAAACAGTAAAGTCTATGACCATATTAGATATGCCAGAATGGAAGTCTAAGGTGTTAAACACTGTTGCATGGATTCTTGGCATGCGTGGAGAATACGTTGCATGCATAACATTTAATTTTGATTACAAGAATATTAATCTATTAAAGGATCACGCCTGTCAGGATTGTACTGGCAGCTGCTCAGTTTGCAAATAATATGACTACTAATTTAAATAATTGTGGAACAATGTCTGGCTACAATGTCCATACGAGAAAGCTCAAGGAACAGCCCTGTGATGCCTGTAGAGAGGCTATGAGGGCACACTGGAAGCAGCAGAGAGTTAATCGTAACGAATCCATTAACACGCTTCGTAGAGCCTGGAGGCAACGTACTCCAGGTGGTAACAGACGTGGTAGAAGATACAAGGGTGAAGTGGGTCTATACTCAGACATACAGGTTGTAGAGATGTATGGTGCTAGATGTCATATTTGTAATGGACCAATTGATCTTGATGCCCCTCGTCAATGCGGAAAGTCTGGTTGGGAAAAATCATTACATATTGATCATGTGTTTCCACTATCCAAAGGTGGGCTAGACACTATTGAGAATGTCCGCCCATCCCATGGACAGTGCAACATTATTAAGTGGGCTACCGTATCATAATAGCAAGAAAAATAGGATTATTTTCAAATGTTTTCTTGTCCATCAAATGCAAATTGGAGCCAATTGCTAATGTATTTACACTTGGGAAATATAGAGCATGCTCCTGTTCCCAAGTATGAGGAAAAACAAAAGAGTCTACATCATAGACTTTGCATAAGATTAGGCTTTCAATAGCATCAAGAGATATATAGTTCTTAATCTTAGAGTCTATAACATGTCTAATTGTTTTTACCTCAAAGACCTCTTTAGGGTCTTCATAATCATAAGGATTCCTGCCAATATCAACAAAGTCAATCTTAACAAATGAATTCTTAGATCCTTTTTCTGAAGTGAAGTCTACCCCACCCAGTTTATACTGAGTATCAAGTGTTATCCAGAATTTCTCTGGGTGAGGGTAAACATCTTGTATTAAATTATGAACCACTAGGGAAATCCTTCATAAACTCTTTAGTTCGTGAGGTAATCCCATGCCATGCAGACCAGTCTTGGCCTCCATTTGACATAAAGAATGCAATCTCAGCATTGGTTACTGGGTCAAACAGATCATTGTATGATGATAAGTTAAACTTATCTAGTCTGTCTGGACCTAGTGAGCCAACCATGTTGATTTGGAACAACCCATATGAGTTATCTCCAGTGGATGAGTTGCGGTTGTGAGCCATTGGTCTACCATTTGACTCCTTCATCGCTACTGCCCATGCTTCTTTTAGATCGTTGCCACGGAAGCCAACGCTGTATAGGACAGCCTTTAGCTCCTCAGCCGTAAGCATGTCATTAGTGTCATACTTATTTTTAGAAACGGTTTTTGCTACTTTAATAGCCTGTTCTAACGGGCTTGGCTTTGTTGCAACAGTTACACTCAAATACTTTGCTGTAGCAGCAGGAGTAGTTGAGGGAGCAGTAGCTGTCGCAGCGTTAGCACTTGAAGTGATAAATGCCAACATAACGACAACGGTAGTAAAGGCAAGTGCAATCCTACCGTTATTTTCTGGTTGTATCATTCGCTTCCTCCTGTAGAAAAGCAAAGACACCTTATTGAAGGGTGTCTGTACTTACTATATAGTATATCAGTTTATTGGGTTAGTGTCAAATTAATAGATACAAAATGTGATCTATTCCACAGGTGGCCATTCAGTAGGTGGAAATGTCTCATTACATGAGTAACAATAGTGAGTGTACCCATCTTCATTTAGTCCACCAAGAGCAATAATCTCTTGTCTTGCTCTCTCAATCATTACTGGAGTTGGAAAGCCATACTTTATTTCAGCCATGTTTTCATTACCACAAAAGGGGCATTTAGGATTTATAGTCATAATATAATTATATCACGTTCAGTTACATTATTGTGTATAAGTTTATTATAATGCGTTAATATCTTTTTATAATCTGACTCAGTATATCCACACTCAAGGAACCAGTCTAAAGGTTTTCTAGCAGGATTTTTAACAGCATAATAAGAATAATCATTATATACATATGCCAAAGATTTTAGCATGGTCATATATTGTAAAAATATTACCTCAGTTCCAGCTCTTGTGTAGGATCGTTTCTCTGGTCCACCCCAGGCTACATCGTAATAATTTTCTGGTGAATGGTTTATGACCCATCTAGATGTTTGATAAATAGTCCAACCAGACATAAAGGCTCTCCATGTTAGATAAATTTCTTCACCATCGAATTGGCTATACTTATCAAAACCAACCTCACTAACAAAAGATCCATAGGTAAACATAAATCCACAAGCAATATATGGCATTCTGTAGAATTTTCCATGTTCATCTTGATTAATTGGTACGGAAAATTCTTTTCTGTCAAAAGCTAGCTCAAAGCTACCCTGAACAATTTCACAAGTGCTTAAATCAAGAACACCATCATGAATAGCACCCATACCAGTAATAATTGGCTTTTCTCCAAGATCAGATAATGATTGTTTTAGCCAAGTGTCCCACCCACGATGGAACAACATGTGAGAGTCTATCATCAAGAAATATTTTTCACCTGAATATGCAGCGGTAGATATTTCATACCTAATTCTAGTTATTCCTGGCTGCTGACCAACAGCATAATCAATTATCCTAATCTGGTCTTTTGGGATAAAACTTAAATCTGGATAAATATCTTTTTCATATTGCATGCCAAGACCAAAAACCAATGCTTCTGGATTGTCTGCTTCTCTATATGCTTGCTGAAGTGTCCTAACCAAAAGAGGATCACGATATGCAGCAATATTAATAAATATCTTATCCATTAAATTTCAACCTTTCATTTTTTGTAAACCACATTGGCAATGAATATCTATGCTCTTTTACTTCTGATACCATGTGTTCGTGCTCAAGGGATTTGAATATAATTAAGTCACCAAGCTGTGGGATAATATTAATATTTAGCTCTGGAAACGATATTGCTCCACCATCATACATATCATTAAGATATAGCATGGCTGTATATTCTAAATGCTCATTAATGCCAACTGCACCATCCTTATGTGGAGTTAGCTTTGCCCCTGGATACTGTTTAGATAAAAACCAAGATGTAAGATATAGGTCCTGACCAACAAAATCATTAGTCTTTTTAAAAATGTGTTCTAGTAATTCTCTGATTTCATGCACTGGCTCCATTGAGTGAATTGCTTGCTCAGGTAACTCTTCATCATACCCAAACCTAAGCATATATCGTCTTCTGCCGTTATTGTGAACAAAAATATCCAAGTTATGATCAATAAAATCAATTAACTCGTTTGCCTGTGGCCTTGTTATAAAATCATTAATTACTTTTATTTGTTCCATGTTATTCATTATATCATTTGCCTCCCCAGTAGGATTCGAACCTACGACCTACGGATTAGAAGTCCGTTGCTCTATCCAGCTGAGCTATGGAGAGTTGGTAGGGCAGGACGGACTTGAACCGACGACTT